AAGAATCAATGGACGGTGTATTGACTATTCTTTCTCAGTTGAAAGCTAAAGTTGGTAACAGAGTAACCTGGTTGCTCTCAGGTGTAGTATTGACAGAAGCCAATATTTTAGCCAAAATGGCTGAAGTAGTTGATTCAATTCCTTACAAATATCAACGTAAGGCTATTACCATTCATGCTGACCCTGATTTGATCCGTATGTACGGACGTGCTTACCAAAAGGCATTTCCTAATACCAAAAATCAGGATGGTGAAATGATGCGTTTGGATTTTTCCAAATTGACATTTGCCCCTGTTGATGGTTTTATCGGAACTGAAGCGTTTGTTATCACTCCAAAAGAAAATTTCATCCATCTTCAAAGTCGTGATGTAGCCGGTGCAAAAATATTCATGCAAGTTCAGAACTATGATGTGAAAATCTTCATGGAGTTTTGGAAAGGTTGTGGATTCGCAATGGAAGAAGCCGTATTTGCTTATCTCCCTGCTTCATTTGTTCCTGGTGAATCTGATCTTGAACCGGGATCTGTTGGCGGTGGTATTTAATCACTGAAATTTGAATCAAAATAAGGCTTCCCGGTAATACGGGAAGCGTATTTCAAACCGTTTAATCATTAAAATTTATAATATTATGCCAACTGATGATTTATATTCTCCAGTTTCCGTACCAAAGAAAACAGACAATGCCGGCAGACCAAAAGGTAAAGCTGCATATCTTGTCGTTTTTGATTGGGACGATGTAACTTCGTATATACGCAATAAAAAAGGCGTACAGGTAGTTACTTTTGCTTTTGTTCTCGGTAAAAAGCCTATTGCTATTTATCACACGCAAAGTACCCGCAATGTTTATCATACCTCGACCGGTGATGATGATGCTCGTGGATTCATCCATAATGCGGATTTTGATATTCCGGGCAGTGACTTGGAAGTTTCGGAATTTTTCGAAAACAATATCAACAAGCGTCTAGGGGTAATTTCAATTCCTATAGATGGTACCGATTGTAAAATTGCCGGAACTCCTGGTAGTCCATTGTTCATTACTAAGGATGATACCGAAGATTCTGCAAAAAAGAACGGACATTCTGTTCAAATGAAATCGAGTATCCCTGCAGGCGTATTGGGTCATATTGAAAAAGCATTGATCCCTGCTACAGATAGTGCTACTATCAATGCAATTTTAGGTTTAACTGTTGTTGCTCCAGGTTCAACCGGTGGTGGAATTTAATTGATGTTTTCGTAAATGTATAAAAGCCCTGACATTTGGTTGTCAGGGCTTTTTGTCCTTTATTAATTGGCTTTGCAATTGCAAATTTGTATCATAAATAATAAAATCCACTATCATGGAAAAGAAGAAACAAATTGATGCTATAAGATTGCGAGATAATGCAAGTTTATCGCAAAATAAAGATGTTTTGAAAACGAATTATCAACCAAAAAAAACGATGTAAAAATGGAAAAAGAGCAAAAACAATTTGAAAATTCAGGATCCGAAAGTATTGGGTCCGGTTTAGGAGATCAGAATGTTGGAATTATTGGTGCCGGTAAACAGCCGTTAACCGTTGTATTCCCATATTTTAAAGAAATGGCACAAGGAACTGAATTGCTTTATGCTATTAGAAGTCTTGATAAAAATTTCAGAGAAGATTTTAAAGTAGTAGTTATCGGTGATGCTGAAGATTGGTTCAGTGAAGATATTATTCACATTGAATCTGAACGCATTTCTGAAAATCCTCAAGTAGATACATTGCATAAGCTGAAATTAGCTATTTCTGACGAACGTGTGTCGGATGGTTTCGTATGGATGAATGATGACATTTACACCGTTTCTCCAACATTATTAGCCGATATTCAGATATTGACTGCTCAGGGTAAATTAGCCTATTTACCTGGTTCAAATAAGGTGTACGAAGTGAACCGAAATAAAACGATTGAATTGTTGAAAAAATCATCATTACCAGATCATAACTATGATACGCATACGCCTTTCTTCTTCGAAAAGGAAAATTTGGTTGCTCTTTTTGAAAAAATAGAAGAATTAAACTCGGAAGGATTACTTATTCCTTCCATTTATTTCAATACTTATTTTTCGTATCATCTTCCGGCGCAAATAGATGGTATTCATGGACATTATATGCTTCGGTTACTTTCAAAAAATACCGATCCAGACGCTTTCAAAAAGTACATTATTGGTAAAAAATTTCTGAATAACTCAGAACTAGGTTACAATGATTTGTTGGTTAAGTTTCTTGAATCTAATTTCTCTGAAAAAAGCCGTTTTGAAAAGTGAAAAAAGAAGTTCTAAGTTGGTTGCAATCGGGTTGTGATCCATTAAAAGGGATTATGTTGCTTGAAAAGTTTTCAAAAAATACATTTTTGATCAGGTTAGTGAAAGCTAACCCGGTCAAAAATGTAGAATTATTGAAAAGTTCATTGTATCAATTATCGGGTATAGATTTGACTGAAATTGTCAAACAACCATCTCGTGAAGTTACACGCATTAGTTTCCGTGATGAATTCCCATTTCTTGATTCACCCGATTGTCCATACGAGCTTAAAGCATTAGTTACAGATAAATTCTCTAGTTACTACAGGTACAAAGAATTACATAAAAAATTATCAGATTGCACTTCATTGGAAGAATGTACTAGTACAGCAAGTGAATTATTAGCTAGCTATAGAGATAACCGGGTTATTTATGCTGAATTGAACTATTATAAACAACATAAATCTATTCTTGGAAAGCACCCGGTATTCAAACATTACCACCGTTTACAGGAACTTAAAACGCTTACTATAAAAGAACTTGTTAAACTTCAAGAAAGATTAACACATAATATATGGCGCATTGAAAGCGAAATAGCTAAAGGTGATAAGCCTAATTTGGATGAAGAACGTAAACAGCGACTCGCAATTAAACAAAGCCAATTGGCTGAAGTTGATAGAATGTTATACTAAATCGATATGAAAAATTCAGACTTAGCAAAACCTGAAGATGTTCGGGACCCTGATTGGTTATTGAACATGGATTGGGATGAATACGAAACGTTTGCAGCTATCGGATATTCTCCTGAGAATATAGCTATGTATTATAAGGTTGATAAGCTTGAGTTCATGTATTACTACATGCAAATTGATAGCTCGTTGGAATTTCACTACAAACGTGGAATTTTGGTTCATCAGGCAGAAGAAGGTATAACTATGATTAATGATGCTAGATCTAACGTTACACAGGCTCAACGACTCGATAAATTAAGAAAGAAAATTGATTTTCAAAACGCACGCGATGAAATAATTTATGGAGGAATTTAATACCAAAAAGTCCTATTTTGATATACTGCAGGATTATATTCAATCAGGCAGTAAAGAATCGATTTCAGACGACGAACAACGTTATTTAGACGTATTATACTTGCTGAACTCTTTGCGTCGTAAATACGGAAAGGAAAACGCTATTTCATTCATTCAGCGCCCTCCAAACAATATACCTTACAGGAAAGCCCGCGCAATGTACGACGAAGCAATAAACCTATTCTATGGTGATGATGGAATAGAAAAACAATCGCATCGTAACGCTATGTTCGAGGGATTAATGGCAGCTGCTAACCTGGTGCTGAAAACTTCAGAAAATTCGAAAGATGTAGAAGTCTATGGCGATTTGATAACAAAAGCCTACAAGATTAAAGGACTTGATACACCGGAACCTCCACGTATTCCGGAAGGATTATATAAGAAACCAATTAAAATTTACTCTCTCAATCCCGGTGCTATTAGTTTACCGTCGGTTGATCGTAATGCATTGGCCGAACGAATTGATAATTTGGAGATTTCAGATATTGAGAAAAACCGTGTTCGGCAGGAAGCCGGAGTTGATAAAGTTGACTTTTTAGACCTATACGATGAGCAAGAAACAAAGGTTGGATCTAAATCGTGATGATATAGAATTGCGCTATTCCAATTGGTTAGCGCAATTATGCGCTATGCTAATGCCAAAAGATTTATATTTACCTATTGGCCGTGCGAGTACAAAAACAACCAATTTTGCTGTTGAGCGATTGCAAGAAGCTGTCTATGATTGTGCCGGTGCACCTTTCGCCTGGGTGAGTGATACCTATTCAAATTTGCATAAAAACGTTATCCCATCACTTCAGGAAGGACTTCGTTTTCATGGTTGGGAAGAAGATGTACATTATGTGATCAACAAAGAACCCCCGGCAGAATGGAGGTCGAAAATGTATAATATCATGTCATCGTGGAAGAATACGATGACATTTTTCAACGGTTTTAATCTAACCTTTATTTCATTGGACCGTCCGTCAATTGGTGCCGGGCGTTCGTATGTTGGTGTTTTTGGAGATGAGGTAAAGTATTTTTCTGAAATAAAAA